CAAGCAAAGTCCGTACAGCAAAAAGGGGCATTCTCATAAATCCGCGCGTGACTACAGACGGTCGGAGAAATACCCCCCACAATATGACCTAGACTAGGCCGTAGGACGGACTACAAAGCCCGTGGTGTCGTTTTTAGCGTTACCTTTGGCCGTAAGGCCTACCACGACAAAATGGTTATTATAGCCGGGTATATGGTTTCGCTTGTCGAGAAAGCGCAAGTCTGAATCATCGCCATTGACCACATTGTAAAATTTGGTCTGATACTTGGCAGACTCAGATTCGAATACTACTGCCATGTTCTGGTCTACTCGCTTGTCGCGCCATTTCTTTACAATGGGTTTATACGACTCGACACCAGAATAAGAAAACGTCAAATGGTAATTATCCGGTAGTTTGTGACGTGTTGGCGCTTTGGTGTAATCGTAAAATTGCGTTCGTGGAAACCGTTCGAAAATGGTCAGCCCATACCCTATATGCTCATTTTCCCATGGGATATCAGATGTGCCATTGAGTCTGACCACGAGTGTTAAGCCCATACGTCTCGCTTTCCGAATAGCGCGCCACATTTCAGACACGAGCAGTGTATTAAACTCATCACGGTATTGGTGATACATGAGTGTCTTGCGAATTCGCGCCTTTTGCACGTTGTCGAATTTGCCACGCCCGGCAGTGTTTAAACACGGGTCTTCACATTGTGCCAAACAAGCGAATGGACACATTTGGTAGCCGGATAGTCTAGCCGGTGCCAAGTACATAATAGCGGTCAGATACCCACGTTTTTCGCCTTTGGGGGTTTTCCCATTGTCAAACGTGAACAATTGCGTAGGTAGTTTCTGGAATAACGGGTCATTTACGATTAAATCCGCAACACGTTCTGCGTGTGGTCCTGTCAATAAATCTGGATTAAATATCATTTTTTCGGTCCTATGGTCAGAAGAATAAATACCAAAATAGTGAACCAAATGGGTGACGTGATTGTCACCCAAATGATTGTCTCGATTACCGCATTGATCATTTAGTCCCCCATGATCTGATTTCCCGATTCGGCAATAATGCCACGAAATCGGCAGTTTGTACAGCATCGGCATAGAATCCGTCATAACCATTACTGGTGATTTTCACAAACTGGTCATATTTAAACGGATTGTATGACACGAAATGCTCCGGTATTGCCGGCTTTGGATTGTCGACAACGTATCCCGTGACGGTAGCATGGACATTTTTGACACCAGTTCGCCGGACTTTTTCCCGCCCGGCTGGTGCTACGTTAAACCGGACATCCCGCAGCACGATTGAATCCACATGGTCGATAACACGACCAGATTGCCGGACAGAATAACATCTCTTGTGTAGGTTCCAATAAACTTGCACTCGTTTCATGGTTATAACTCCGTAGTGATGGGTTGAACCTTGACACGGTAGCCAAGGCTTTTAATGCGGTCGATAGCGTACGGCGTCAATGTCTCAGTATCCGCGATACTGGCAAAAATCCGGGCTTGTGAACAGACCGGATAGATCAGATCGCGACCGTAGACTGACTTAATAGTGACAATGATTTCCATCACGATATTGTCCTATTATCGTCGGTATAGGGTTGGTCGGCAGACTGCCAGCGTTCAAACTGGGTGATAGCTCCGGCTTCTGTAGACCACGCAGAATCTCTCATAATGTGTGCCGGGAACTGACCACGCAGCCCGTTCACAATTTCACCAGAATCATAGAGATTGTACACTTGGCAATAGGCCTTAAACTCTCTCATGTTCATCTCAGTATTGACGATACAGTATTGTGTATAGGGATGGTCGATATCCTCTACTCTACGTTGGTCCATTCTAATTACAGTGACGGTCATATTGTGTATTCCATAGTAGTGTGTGACTGACCGAACTATACAGACTGTTTAGAGCGATGTCAACAGGGTCTTTACTGGGGGGTTCAATGATATCGCAAGTGGACACACACACAGCAGTTCAAACCAACCGAACCGGTTCGTGTCGTACTGTTTAGGTTCACCAACTAGAACCATCCGACCAGACCGTGATGTGGCGTCGATAGCGTGCTGTGACTCGACTCGACTGAAGATCAAAGAAAGACCGCGCACGTGACGACCCCCACCGGAACCCCATCACTTTTTTTTATATTATATTATATTGTATACACAAACCGGAGGGTATTTCTACCTAACATAAGCGTTCTCTAATGGATAAGATAAAGGAAAGACTCGCACAAATAGCGCAGGAAGCTATTGCTCAGAATCCACAGAATGAGGCCGCTAGACAGGTTTTGGACTCATTGTGGCAGATGCCATTAAATGTTGCTGCTGAGATACTGAAGGCTGTAGGTGGGACCGCTGTTACTATGGGACCGATGGGTTCTGGTAGTTATGGGGAGCGGAAAGATGCTTTAAATCAAATCCTTGCCATGGATACGGGAATTCCGGTAAATGAAGCAACCATGGAGGGATTGGGTAATTTAGCTGCTGGTGGTGAAGTGCTTGATATCCCATTCCGCGCTCTTGAGGAAGGGGTTGAGAACATAACCGGTAGTGATGCCGCGGGGGATGCGGCTTATTGGGGCAGTCAGATGGTTGGCCCCGGATTGGTGAAAGGGGCTTTAAACCTTTTCTCCAAGTTTGGCAAAACTGTAAGTAAGCATGTGGGTATTGATCAAAGACCACAGGGTGATATAATCTCTAAGGGGGTTACAGGGATAACAAGACGTAGGGGTGGTCATTACGGTGATCATCCATTTGATCGTGCTTCTCAAGGGGCTGAGAGCGCCCTGAGAGCGACTGCAAGCGCCGTAGAGGGGATCATGAGTCCACAGGCCGCCGCTATTATGAACAAGCATGGAGTGGCCCCTGTAGCGGTTAGAAGGATTCAGTCATCCAGAAAGATTCTTGATAATCCAAATGTAAAAGCTGAGACTAAGAAACATGCGGAAAAGGTTCTTATAGCAGAACTGCGTAAGGTTCAGGCTATGGTTTTAAAAGAGGGTAAACCTGTTTCTCCAGAACTGGCTCAAATAGTGGAAGCCTACCACCCAAGAAAGATTGAGGTTACTGGCGTACCAAAGCCTAAGCAGTTGCAGACGGTATTGGAAGGAGATATTCCCCTACCAGAACTAAGGTTGCTTATAGATGATATGTCTAAGTATGTTGATGAGGGAAGGCCTAATATCTATGCATTTGGCGGAAACCCGCAACAAACGGCAATGAGTGGAACTCGGCACAGTAAGATATTATCTGAGAATCCGGCAGAATTGTTCGTGACAAAGAATTCAACCTATGATATGATAGGTGATATATGGTCTAGAATCTCTGAAGGGCAGAGATTTGATACCATCCAGAATAAATGGTTTCCAAAGCCAACCCCCGGAGCGCATGGGAAAAGAGTAACAAAGTATAATTCTCTTGATCCGATGGAGTTTAACTCAGACACTATAAATAAAATTATGGGGTCTAAGACAAAAGCTAGGAAAAAGGTATTAAAAAGGGAAGCAGAAGAGAAGTATCCTCTAGCCTCTAGATTCAAGAAGGGGTTTTCTAGAATACAATCCGAGAATGTTGGCGCTGAAACCGTGAAGATTAAGGGGAAAGATTACATCCTGTATCATTCGGTCCGTGGCTCTGATGACCCTCTGTTAGCCAGTACACCGGCCGCATTATTGCTGAACCCCAGAACGGGAACGACTAGAGTTTTAGCTTACGATGAATTTGATCTTGGTAGTGGTCTTACCAAAAGAGTGCTTGAAACCGGCTTTAAGAAAGGATTCTGGACTGTAAACAGTGGAACCTTTACTTATCCTGATTCTATACTAAGAAGGGTAGGGGTCAAGAAAAGACCTAAAGAAAAGGCCATAGAGTATACACAGCCTGATCCAAAGATGTACGAAAGGATAGACGAAATGCTGGATGTTTCTCCCGCTAAAGAATGGGGAAAACGAGCAGTGATCCCATCAACAATAGTAGGTACTAAAAAGAAAAGAGATGAGAACCGCAAAGCAAGAAACATTTATTGAACAGTATTGCCTTCATGGTAATGCCGCTAAAGCTGCGACCACTGCTGGTTACTCTCATCCCAAACAAAGGGGTCATGAGCTAAAGAATCAGTTTGAGATCGAGATTGAGGAGCGCACCAAGAAGATGATCATGGATTGCGTCCCCGGTGCCTTGACCCAGCTTAAATCCCTCTCAGAAGGCGCTGAGAGCGAGTCTGTGCGACTTGGAGCGGTAAAGGATATACTGGACAGGGCTGGCCTCAAACCGACTGAGAAGGTCAAAACAGAGATTTCCCATGTGGAGACTGCATCTACTGATGAATTAAAGAGAGAACTGGAGGCTCTAACAGGGTCTAGCTCCATATCTGAAATCCCTGATCTGGTGAACTGATGTGGCTACCCCTAAAGGTACAAAAGCGACATTACGATCACTAGATGAGATCAAGAGATTAGAAAAGGAGCTTGGACTAAAGCCAAAACCCTACGACCCTACTAAACAGGGAACTTGGCAAAGCCAACGAAGCAATAGAATAACTAAGACCTTATCTAATAAAAGAAAAAGAGCTACGCCAGAACAACGGCAAAAGGAATACGATAAAAAGATTGCTGATAGAGCTGACCCAATAAAAGGGGAAGAGGTAAGGGCGAAAGCTAGAGAGGATTATAAAAAACCTCATGTAAGAGCGAGTAAATCTAAACATTCTACTAGGAGAAGAGAGAGGGAGCGGGGTGCTAAGAAATCTATAGGGATATTAGACGCAGGAAGAGAAACAGAATTAGATCAAATAAGACAAGCTCCCGGAATTTTTAACTGGAGAGATACCAAATCTGCACCTTCTGATTATTATCCAGAAGGTAAAAATATTCCTTATTTTGAGACTGAGCATGATATAGATGTTGCTAAGGGTGGTGGAGACTGGGATGTAAAAAGGGATCGGCCTAATATTTATACAGTAGATAGACCAACTCATGCAAGGATAACAAAAGCTACTGAGCAGGGTAAGGATGCATTGGCTCAGGATATGAAGAGTAGGGCTAGGCTTCCAACTGTTACAGGTCCAGCTAGGGATGTCGTGATGACCCCTAAAAAATTAAAGTCTCTGATGAATTTAAAGAGCGTGATGCCTTGGCTAACCATCCCATTAGCCTATGCAGCAACATCACTTCTTCCAGAACAAAAGGCTATGGCCGCTGAAGACGTTCTAAGTTTACTCGATCCGCTTGGACTGCCTAGAGGCGGGAGATACTCTAAAACTCCCGGGTCCGCTGAATTTAATGCACACTTACCACCATACTTGAGAAGGTTAAAAGACGCCACTTGGGGCGGTGGATTACACAGGTATTAGTATGCCAATACAAAGATGTAGTTTAAAGAGCGGTAAAAAGGGCTGGAAGTGGGGCAAGTCCGGCAAATGTTATCCTACAAGAGAAGGAGCATTAAAACAAATGAGGGCAATCAAAGCTAGTCAGAAGCGGGGTTGAAGTATCTAAACAAAGATATTGAGATGGGACATAGCAGAGCAGAATTAGAACAAGCAGTTGAGATAGCTAGAGAGATCAGGCAGCGGGAAAGGTTTAACAAGATCGACTTCTACGACCCCTACCCCTACCAACTAGCGTTTCACGAAACAGGAGCAGATTGCAATCAGCGTCTACTGATGGCCGCTAACCGAATAGGTAAGTCCTATTGTGGTGCGGCAGAGGTGTCCTACCATCTTACTGGGCTATATCCCAAGTGGTGGAAAGGCCGTAGGTATACCCAGCCCATTACTGCGTGGTGTGGTGGGGTATCCAACGAGACAACGAGAGACATTGTACAGGCGGAGTTATTGGGTTCTCCAGATGACCCGGAAGCCTTCGGTTCAGGTTCTATACCTAAAAAAACAATAATTAAAACCGAACGCAAACCCGGTGTCCCTAACGCCAAATCGGTCGCCCTAATCAGGCACGTTAGCGGTGGGAACTCTTCTTTATTCTTCAAGGCCTATGAGATGGGCGTTGAGAAGTGGCAGGGTAGATCAGTAGATTGTGTCTGGTTGGATGAAGAGCCTAGCCGTGAGCTATACAGCCAAGCGGTGACAAGGACGCTAGATAGACGGGGCATGGTCTATATGACCTTCACTCCAGAAAATGGAATGACAGAAACTGTAGCTTCCTTTATGAACCGTATCCAACCCGGCCAATCCCTGACTAACGCCACATGGGATGATGCCTCTGAGCGGATCATGTCTATGCTTGGAAATCCGGGCCACCTCTCGGAAACTGTGATGACCCAGATTCTCTCAGCATACTCCCCACATGAAAGGGAGATGAGGCGATACGGAAGACCCTCAATCGGCTCTGGTCTTGTCTTCCCTGTATCAGAAGAAGAGATAATGATTGATCCGATAAAGATAGAGGATCATTGGCCCAGAATAGCAGCAATAGATTTTGGTTGGGACCATCCAACCGCAATGGTTTGGTGTGCTGTAGACAACGAGAGCGAAACCTTTTATATCTACGATTGCTACAGAGCGTCCAAAGCAAGTCCTACGGTACATGCACAAAACATACGAATGAGGCCGCATTTCATTCCCATAGCCTACCCGCATGACGGAAATCGCAGGGATAGCATGGGGAACCCCGGACTAGCTGACCAGTACAGAAACTTAGGTTGTAACTTCTTACTGGAACATTTTACTAACCCACCAGCTTTGGGTGTTAATAAAGGATCAAACTCCATAGAAGAGGGTTTGATGGCAATGCTTCAAAAGATAGAAGCCAAGAAATTTAAAGTCTTCAGCACCCTTGGTGACTGGTTTGAAGAATTCAGAATGTACCACAGAAAAGATGGAAAGGTAGTTCCTTTAAGGGATGACCTTATGAGTGCAACTCGATATGCGTTTCAATCCCAGCGTTTCGCTGTAGCCGGGGAAGACCCCTCATGGACAGCGGATGTAGAATATAGGAATTATGGAATAGTTTAATGGCTAAAGAAAAAATCACAGACGAAGAACTAATCACTAGAATCCGTAGTGAAGTTACGGGTGCGCTTGGCTATATGGGCGACACCATCTCTCAGCAGAGAGAACAAGCCATGCAGTATTACTATGGACTTCCCTTTGGCAATGAAGTGGAGGGTCGTAGTCAGTTCGTTGACTCAACAGTACAGGACACTATAGAGTGGATTAAGCCTTCTCTGATGCGTGTGTTTGCGTCTGGGGATGAAATGGTTAAGTTCACCCCTCATGGACCGGAAGACGTTCCAATGGCTAAACAGGCTACGGACTACGTTAATTACGTCTTTACAAAAGACAATCCGGGTTGGGAAATCCTTTACTCTTGGTTCACAGACGCTCTATTATCCAAGAATGGAATTATAAAGGTCTGGTGGGAAGATTATGAAGAAGAGGAGCGCGAAGAATATCGTAATTTAGACGAAATGTCTTTAACCATGTTACTCTCTGATGACGATGTTGAGGTAATAGAACATACGGAAATTATAGAGAATGAGCAGCCTTATCACGATGTAGTGATAAAAAGAAAGAGTTATGATGGCCGGATAAAGATTGAGAATGTACCACCCTCTGAATTCCTTATTGCCAGAGAATCAAAAAATATACAGGATGCCCGGTTTGTTTGCCATCGGGTTTTAAAGACATTATCCGAACTGAAGGAAATGTATCCTGATGAGGATTTAGACCCGGAAGAATTAGGTGCTGGTGCAGAGGATATGACGGACTTCTCTGCGGAAAGGCTTGAAAGATACAAGTTTGACAAATCAGCAAATTATTGGGAAGGCTGGGGTGATGCTGGATTCGCTGAGGAAGAGGGATTAAGAACATACTGGCTGTATGAGTCATTCCTTAAAACTGATTATGACGGTGACGGAATTACCGAACTGAGAAAGATATGTAGCGTTGGAGATAAGGTCTTAGCCAATGAAGCCATTGACAAGATTCCCTTTGTCTCCCTGACTCCTGTAAAAATCCCGCATAAGTTCTTTGGCCTGTCCGTAGCTGATCTTGTTATGGACCTTCAGCTAATGAAAAGCACTCTGATGCGAAATTTGATGGACAACATGTACAACCAGAACTTTGGTCGGTACGCAGTCCTTGAAGGCCAAGCTAATCTTGATGACTTGCTCACACAAAGACCGGGCGGCGTAGTCAGGGTCAAATCCCCCAACGCTGTTACCCCTCTGGCTACTCCCGCCCTTGAACCCTACTCATTCCAGATGCTTGAGTACCTCGATGGGATAAGAGAGGCTAGGGCTGGTGTATCTAAGATGTCACAGGGGCTTGATGAGAACGCACTTACATCACACACGACAGCCACTGCTGTCAACGCTGTTATGGGTGCCGCACAAAGCAGGGTAGAATTAATCGCTCGTAACTTTGCTGAGACTGGTGTAAAAGACCTGATGATCTGTATCTACGAACTGCTACACAAGAATCAGGATAAAGAGCGTACTATAATGTTACGCAATGAATGGGTTCCTGTTCGACCGGATGTGTGGCGCGATAAGTATGATTGTACTGTCAGCGTTGCTCTCGGTAGCGGAAACAAGGACCAGCAGATGATGCATCTTTCTCAGATGCTACAGTTCGCTGGTGAAGCCATGAAGGGCGGACTACCTATAGTCTCTATACAGAATATGTACAATCTGGGCGCTTCACTTGTTAGAGCAATGGGATTCCAGAATGTCGATGATTATTTGACGGACCCATCCAGATTGCCACCGAAACAAAATGAGCAACCATCACCTGATGAACAGGCTAAGATGATGGAGGCACAAACAAAGCAAGAGGAGTTGAAGATTAAAGCCGCAGAGGTTCAGATTAAGGCCCAAAAGATTCAACAGGAATATCAGAAGTTACAGATAGACAGCAGCTTAAAACAACAGGAGATTAATCTTGAGCGCGAACAGAACCGCGCTGTAGCTATAGGTAGAACATGACACCAGATGAAAGGGAGCGAAGAGCGCACTCCCTAATAAATGACCCGCTCTTAAATGAAGCATTTGAAACACTGAAAGAGGATTTAATGAATCGCTGGAGTCATAGCGGTTCAACAGATTTGGAGGCCAGAGAGTCTATCTGGCTTGCAATGCGACTGCTTGACAGAATCCATGGGCATATAAACTCCATAGTAGAAACTGGACACATGGCCAAGGTGATGGAAAAGCAACACCCATACATCTGATAGAGGAATTTAATTATGGCGGATACGCAAACTGCCCCGCAACCGGCTGGAGTTCAGCCACCCCCCGCGCCCGGAGGAAGTATAGCCGAGGCGCACGAAGCATTACTTGGTATAATGGACACCGAAGGGGAAATCCCAGAGGAAAAATCCGAAGCTGAGGAAGCACAACCTACCGAGGAAGAAGAGTCTCAACCCGAAACGGAAGACGAATCATTTGAGGAGGAAACCGAAGAGGAAGACGAAGAGGAAGAAGTAGAAGAATCTGAGGAAGAATCTGAGGAACCGGAAGGTGAAGAGGAAGAGGAACTGTATGCTGTCACCGTAAATGGTGAAGAGGTAGCAGTAAGCCTTGACGAACTTCTTAGCGGCTATAGCCGACAATCCGACTACACTCGTAAGACGCAGGAAGTAGCTAATGATCGAAAGGAAATAGAGGTACTGCAACAGCAGTATAACTCTGAAGTACAGCAGATTCAGCAAGAGCGTCAGCAGTATGTGGAAGCTCTAACCAACATGATCTCCAATCAAGGTAGTGAGTTAGAGAAATATTCCAATATAGATTGGAATGAACTGAGGGAATCTGACCCTATAGAATATGTAACCGTTAGGGAACAATATAGAGAAGCTCAGGAAAGAGTTCAAGGTATGCAATACCAACAGCAACAAGCGTTGCAAGCACAGCAAGCCGAAATGAATAAGGCTCACCATCAAATGGTGCAAGCTGAAACAGGTAAGCTAATCGAGGCTCTTCCAGAGTGGGGTGACTCAGATAAGAAAAAAGAACTTTCTTCAAGCCTACAATCTTATGCAAAAGATCAAGGGTTTAGTCAGGAAGAACTTAACAGTCTGGTCGACCATCGTTCTATATTGGTCTTGTTAAAGGCTCAAAAATACGACCAATTACAGAATGCAGATGTAAAGTCTAAGAAGCTAAAGAACAAGCCCAAGGTTATTCGCTCCGGTAAGGGTGCATCTACAGGGGAGAACACGAAGTCAAAACGTACTGCACAAATGAAACGACTTCGGCAGTCAGGTCGCGTTGATGATGCGACTGCGCTGCTAGAGGATTTTGTAGACTTTTAACTAAAGGAGGGAAATGCTATGGCAGTTCCTACGAATACTAGGGAAACCTATGGCGCCATAGGGGTCAGAGAGGACCTTAGTAATATTATCTATAACATAAGTCCTATGGACACGCCATTTGTAAATGGTTGTGGCCGTGGTTCTTGTGATAATACTCTGTTTGAATGGCAGACAGATGAGTTAAAGACAGCCGCCAGTAACATGCAGGTAGAAGGTAACGATTACACTTCAACTGCTGCTACTGAGCCACGCCGTCTGAGCAACTACACCCAAATCTCCGCAACTCAGGTCCAGACATCTGGCACTGCCGAAGCGGTTGATTTCGCTGGGCGTAAGTCCTCACAGGCTTATCAGCTTGCCAAACGCGCCAAAGAAATGAAGCGTGATATGGAGTTTATGTTGCTTGAAGGTACAGTGAAGTCGGCTGGCTCTTCTGGTGCTGCTAGAAATACCGCTTGTTTTTCCACTTGGATCGGTACAAATAGTGGCTCAACCTCACCCGTTATAGCGGCCTCTACTGGCGCTGGTTTAACCAACAATGGTTCTACGACCTACCCAGATGGCACGACAGAGGCAGGTACGGGTGGTGCTGACACAGCTATTACGCTTGCGATGATCAACACCTGTGTTGCCCGTATTTGGGACTTGGGTGGATCACCTGACACCATCTTGTGTAAGAGTGATGTAAAACAGACTATCTCCAGCTCTTCGGTTGGCGGTTCTGTGGTTGCTGATCTTTACAAAGATGTTGGTTCCAGTGATAAGCCAGCTACCGCTGTGAACGCAGTGGATGTTCTGGTTACTGACTTTGGCACCTTTAAGGTTGTGCCAGATCGCTTCCTACCTGCTGGTCAGGTTGATATCATTGATTTCGATCTCTGGTCTATCGACTATCTGCGTCCTTTCCGTACAGAAACTCTCGCCAAATCTGGTGACAGTGTAAAACAGCTTTTGATTGCTGAGTACGGTTTGCGTGCAAAGAATGGTTCCGGTAGCGGCCAGATCAAGAGCGCAATCTAAGTTAGTTTGGTTTAGCCCCCTTCGGGGGGCTTTGCCTCACAGGAGAAATAAGATGGCAAATATAGGCCAACCGCCCAGCAAGGGCAGTGCAACCGCTATTGGTCCTGATATGAATCCACCCCCTTATAGTGAAGGTGAACCCAAACTTAAAAAGTATGGGCCGGGTAAGGATGACGCTTTAGGCCATACACTGCACAATGGAAGTATTGATAGTGCTATAGATGCACAAGTTTCGAAAGCCGGAAAGGAAGGCTTTTCGAAGGGAGGAAATTAAAATGTCTAATGGTTCAGGTTTTCCGGGTCTTCCGAAATATGGACTAACTCAGAAAACGGAGACTGTGGGCAGTTCTAGCACAGATCGTTTTATGGGTCGGAAGTATAGAACTTTAAACACCAATGCTGAAGCAGTGTTAAAATCTGCTATGAAGAACGATGGCAACACAAAGAAAAGCTAACACCAAAAAGAATGCTCCTAAATCACCCCAAACATTAGAGCAGAAGTCTTCTGATCTAAAGGGTCGTATGGAGAAAATTGTGAATGGCGAAAACCAGAGGTATCATTTAAAGTGAGCGTTAAGGAACAAAATAATTTACACACTACTTTTCATTCAAGTTCGGATGAGAAAGAGTTTACTATAAATACATACCAAGATGTAGAACCTATACTGGAAGAGAATAAGAAAGTCTATAACGATTATGGGGACTTGCTTACTCCCGGTAAAACTGGTGAAGGCGTAAGGGTTGCATCTATTCCGCTAAATGTTTGGCAGCAGTGGATGAAGGAAACCAACGGAGAGATACAGAAAGATCATAATCTTATGAAGAAGTATCTCAACGATCCCGATAATAAATATTTCAGGACGACTCCAACGAGGGTTTAATTATGTGGTTATATGCACATGGCGTCTTAGGGCGCACACAAAGGAACTATTCCATATTAAATCAGAACGTATTTTTTGCGAAGCGTAATGTAACCTAATGGCTATTGGAACGTACGCAGAATTACAAACTGCGGTAGCTAACTGGTTAGATCGTGATGACTTAACTGATAGGATACCGGAGTTTATAGCTTTGGCAGAAGCGAAGATGAATCGCAATCTGCGTATATCCCTTATGGAGAATGTGAGTACGGCTATTACAATGGCTAATGGTACTAGAGATTACAGTCTTCCCACTGGATTTACGGGGATGAAGGAATTTCATTTGACCACTGATCCAATAGTCGCGCTATCTTACATTACTCCAGAAATGATGAATAGGATGTGGGCTGGTAGTACAGTTGGCAAGCCCCAAGCATTCACGCTATTCTCTGATGCTGGAACAAGGAAGATTAGAGTGGGGCCATCTCCAGATGATGCCTACACGACATCTATGCTTTTTTACAAGAAGATAGATGCGTTATCCACAACTAATACTACGGAATCCATGCTGACAGAGAACCCAGATGTTTATCTTTATGGGGCGCTGTTAGAAGCAGAGCCGTTTCTCATGAATGATGCTAGGGTTCAGCTATGGGCTTCCCTGTTAGAGAGGGTAGCGAAAGACCTACAAGACAGAGACATATTTGACCGACACTCAGGTTCTGAGTTGAGGGTTATGAACACAGGAGGGTATCCGTAATGGCCCTAGATAATGCGAATTATATTGATGAACTGTCGATAACTGATCCGACAGCCAGTGATCCAGTATCTGAGGGTGACGATCAGATAAGGACAGTTAAGAGGGCTGTAAAGCAATCTTTCCCGTCTGTTGACATAGCTGTAAACGCTATTCATACATCGTCTAGCGCACCAGCAGTTTCGATAGCTGAAGGTCTGGTCTGGATAGATACCTCTGGCGGTGCCGGGAATCATGTAGCCAAGATATATGATGGATCAAGTTTTATCACGCTTCCCTTCAGTGTAGAGACTGCCAAGAATGTAGACATTGATGGTGGCTCTATTGACGGAACACCTATTGGCGCAGCCTCTGCGTCCACTGCTGTTGTAAGCAGCCTTAATGTTAATTCGGATGGCGCAACGGTAACAGGGATAAAAGATGAAGATGATATGTCCTCCGACTCGGCTGTCAAACTCGCCACGCAGCAGTCGATTAAAGCGTATGTCGATACGCAGCTTACGGCGGAAGATTTGGATATCACTACTGACAGTGGTACTATTGATATTGATCTCGATAGTGATACTCTCACAGTGGCTGGGGGAGCGGGTCTTGATACTGCGGCGTCAAGCACTACGGTTACGGTCAATGTTACGGATGGCGGAGTAACCAATGCCAAGTTAGCTGATATGGCGGCTAACACAGTTAAAGTAAGAAACGCTAGTTCCTCTGGCGTTCCCTCCGATCTCGCTGTTGCTACTACGGAAATAGTTATAGGCGATGGTACAGGATTTACTGCCGCCGCTCTGTCTGGTGATGTAACCATGACTAATGCTGGTGTTGTAACAGTGGGTAAGATAACCGGCGAATCCATTAGTACGACAGCTGTGGCTAATGACCAATACCTAAAATACTCAAGTTCTGCTGGAGAGTGGGAGAAGGTAAATGTAGTTGGGGATGATAAACTAACTGGCACTGGTCAGTTATTAGCTTATAACGGCGGAACTACTTCAGAAACACCATGGGCTGGTGGAACAACTACAAGTGGTGATCTTAATTCAAGTTATGATGATATGGTTCTCACAGCAGATTCTAGCCTTACTTATGGATATAACTGGAAGAAGATAGCTACTGATAGTATTGATGATAACGCTGTTACATTAGCCAAGCTAGAAGACGGAACTCAGGGAGACATACTCTACTACGGCGCATCAGGCGCACCCGCAAGATTAGGTTTCGGAACATCTGGACAATTCTTGAAGACTCAGGGAACTGGAGCTGATCCAGTCTGGGCTACTGCCACCGATACTACTTATACCGCTGGTGATGGACTTGATCTAACAGGAACCACATTCAGCACTGATCTTAAATCTACTGGTGGTCTGGCAATAGACACTACTGAATTAACTATCGACTTCACCTCTGATAACTCATGGACAGGCTCACAGAGGGCTACACCAGTTACGGATAACGATGGTTCTTATGATCTGGATTTAGGGCAGAACTTTATTACCACGCCTTCTGGAGCTACTGCAATAACATTTACAAACATATCAAATGGAACTGGGCAATCGGGTTTTATAAAACTTATAAATTCTGGAGGCGAGACAATTTCCCTAGCTACTAACTCCAAGGGCGATGCAAACCTTGCAACTACAGTCACGACAGCAGGAACTTACTTGCTGAGTTACTTCAGCGATGGTACTGATGTCTGGCTGACTAACTCTGCGATATATGCCTAATGGCGATTTTCCCCGGTTCAGCTATACCTAGCGCAGTCTCAGATTATGAGATTGATAACTCGTTGCGGTTTAATATTGCTGATTCCGCTTATCTGCGAAAGGTGTTTAGCAGCGCAGGGAATAGGAAGACATGGACTTTAAGTTTATGGGTAAAGAGAGGGAAGCTAGGGGCTAACCAAGCATTACTTTATGCTGGAACAGATACGTTTGAGTTCAGATTTGATTCTGCGGATAATATAAACCTTTATCAGGGTGGCACTACGGTATTAGATACTAGTGCAGTATATCGTGATCCTTCCAGTTGGTATCATATAGTCTTGGCGATTGATACTACGCAGGGAACCGCAGCGGAT